AAACCAGATAGATGGAGGTCATATAGGCCTTATATTGTTTGTATAGAATATGCTTTTGGAGAAAAATGGGGAGAGGATACTTTTTATTTTCATTTGAATAAAAATTTTAGTGGTTGTTTTCGTCCATACCTATCTAATCCATCTGTAATTAACGGACCCGTTTGTTTTAGTTCGCCTAAAATCCATGACAATGCCTCCGATAGAAATTTTGTAATGAATATGTTTAGAAGATCTATAGAGGATCAAATAATAGATTTTAAATATTATGAAAATGATGGTCAATCAGGTGTTCATGAAGTTCATCATAAGGACACTACTTTTATAAATTTAATGTTAGGTTTTGCAGATCAAGTTATGAAAATACATTCTAGAGTAGATTTTGAAAGTTATATAAGACCTTTTGGAAAATATTATCCTAGTGATGGAGCAAGATTTGATAAAGATAATATAAAAGGAATGGCCATATGTGAGGCTTTTAGAGAGTACCATAAAAAAAATGCAAAATTAGAATTAATAAATAAAGGAGAACATAGACAAGAAACTTCCGAAGAGATTAAATTTAATACACGTTTAAGAAATATGATAAAGGAGTCAACAGATAAATGAGAAGAATAATATATGGACCACCAGGTACAGGTAAGACACATACATTACTAGGACACATAGAAAAGTTTTTAGCTCATACACCACCAGATAAAATTGGTTACTTTACATTTAGTAAGAACGCTGCACAAGAAGGTAAACAAAGAGCAGTAGATAAATTTAAATTATCTTTTAATGATGTACCATACTTTCAAACACTACATTCATTTTGTTTTAATCAACTTGGTATAAACAGAAACCAGGTAATGCAACCAAAGCATTACAAAGAATTATCAGAGAAGATGCAAATAGAATTAGAAGGTGCAAGACAGGACGAAGATTACGAGGGTATATTCTATTCTCCAGATCCATACATACAGTTAATAAACTTAGCACGATCAAAAGAAATGGACCCAATAAAATTTTATAACTTAACTAACAATTCTAAAATACAATTAAATAAATTAGAAATTATAGTTGAAGAGTTAGAAAACTATAAAGAACAGAATGGTTTGATTGACTTTCCAGATATGCTAGATAAATTTATAGCAAGTGGTGAATCACCAAAGCTTAGAGTTATGTTTGTAGACGAAGCACAAGATTTAAGTTTAGTACAATGGAAATTAGTTAAAAAGATAGAAGAGAAATCCCAAGACTCATACATATCAGGTGATGATGATCAGGCTATATACAGATGGAATGGTGCACACGTTAGTACATTTATAAATTTAGAAGGTGAAAGAAAGGTATTAGATCAGTCACAAAGGGTACCACAAAAACCTTTTGCACTTGCAAACAAAATAATAAAAAAAGTACACAATAGAGTAGAAAAAGAATGGCTACCAAAACAAGAAGAAGGCTCTGTTGACTATTGCAGTGATCTTCATGAAGTAGATTTTTCACACGGTAGATGGTTAGTATTAGCACAAGCTAATTATATGTTAGCAGGTATTGGAAACATACTAGATGAAAAAGAATTATATTGGCAAAGAAGAAACGCTGTACCAAGAGTAAAAAATATTCATGAGGTAATACAAAAATGGAATGATTTACGAAAAGGTGTACCTCTTCACTACAATGATATCAAAAAAATTGCTGCTAAGATGACTAAAGATAACTGGGATCCAAAGTTATTTAAAACAATAATTAAAGATGGTTTCTATGATATTGATACATTGAAAGAAAAGTATGGACTTAAAACAGAATCTGAATGGGATGAAGCATTAGATGAAGTAGGTGACGAAGACATAAAGAAAATAAAAAAATTAATTAGATCAGGAGAAGATCTAAATAAAAATCCTAGAATTAGTATATCAACTATACATGGCGTTAAAGGTAATGAACGAGAGAATGTAGTTGTAATAACAGACTTGGCTGGTGCAGCATTTATTGATTATGAAAAAGATCCAGATGATACGCACAGATTATTTTATGTTGCCTGCACAAGAACAGAAAAGAATTTATATATAATCGAACCACAAACAAAGAAGGCTTATAATCTATGACAAACAAAAAAGATTGGGACGAAGCGTTTCCACAAGACAAACAAATAGGGGGATCTCATTACAAAGAATTTTATATTCAACCATATGAATTTATTTCAAAGAATGATCTATCATTCTTTCAGGGCAACGTTGTGAAATATGTTTGTAGATATTTACACAAAAATGGTATAGAAGATTTAGAGAAGATCAAACACTACTGTGATCTAGAAATTAAAAAAATGAAAGATACTAAAAAATGAAACCTGTATTCAAACCTCAAACTGAGTGGCTACCACCAGAATCTTTTCCAGACTTATCAAAGTATAATGAGATTGCAATTGACTTAGAGACTAAGGACCCAGATTTAAAATCAACAGGTTCAGGTTCAGTCATAGGTAATGGTGCAGTAGTTGGAATAGCTGTAGCTGTAGAGGGTTGGTCCGGATATTATCCTATCGCACATGAAGGTGGTGGTAACATGGATAAGAACATGGTCATCAAATGGTTTACCGATGTACTAAAAACACCTGGAGTTAAGATATTTCACAATGCAATGTACGATGTATGTTGGATTAGAGCTATGGGCCTTAAAATAGAGGGTAGAATAGTAGATACCATGATTGCTGGCTCTCTCGTGGACGAGAATCGCTTTAGATACGATTTAGGTAGTTTGGGTCGTGATTACGTTGGAATCGGCAAAAATGAGGCTGTATTGAAGGAAACTGCAGCGCATTGGGGCATCGATCACAAAGCAGAGATGTATAAACTACCGGCGATGTATGTTGGAGAGTATGCTGAACAAGATGCAGTGCTAACTTTAAAATTATGGCAAGAGATGAAGAAACAAATTGAACATGAAGATGTACAATCTATCTTCGACCTTGAGACAGAACTATTTCCTTGCCTCGTTGATATGAGATTCTTAGGTGTGCGTGTAGATACAGAAGCAGCTCACCAATTGAAGAAAAAATTAGTTGGAGAAGAACAGTCAGCATTACTAAAAGTAAAAAAAGAAACAGGAATAGACATTCAGATATGGGCTGCAAGATCAATTGCCAAAGTTTTTGAAAAACTAAACTTGCCTTATGACGTAACTGAGAAAACAAAAGCACCATCCTTTACTAAAAATTTTTTACAGAACCATTCACATCCGATAGTTCAACAAATTGCACGTGCAAGAGAGATAAATAAATCTCACACAACTTTTATTGATACCATATTAAAGCATTCACATAAAGGCAGAATACATGCTGAGATCAATCAGATAAGATCAGACCAAGGGGGTACAGTAACAGGACGTTTCAGTTACAACAATCCAAACCTACAGCAGATACCAGCACGGAACAAGGAACTTGGACCATTGATCAGAGCATTATTTATTCCTGAAGAAGGACACACTTGGGGTTGCTTTGACTACTCACAACAAGAACCAAGATTAGTTACACACTATGCAAGTCTCGATGGACTCTATGGTGTAGAAGAAGTTTTAGATGCATACAATGATGAACCGGATACAGACTTCCATAAGATTGTTGCAGACATGGCCAACATTCCAAGATCACAAGCTAAGACAATCAATCTTGGTTTATTCTATGGTATGGGTAAAAATAAATTACAAGCAGAGTTAGGTGTATCAAAAGAAAATGCTGATGATCTATTTAGAACTTACCATGACAAAGTTCCATTTGTTAAAATGTTAATGGAAAGTGTAATGCGTAGAGCCCAGGACAGAGGTCGAGTTAGAACTTTACTTGGACGTAGATGTAGGTTTAATTTATGGGAGCCCAACCAGTTCGGGATACATAAAGCATTGCCTCACGAAGAGGCGCTCACGGAACACGGACCAGGGATCAAGCGTGCGTACACATACAAAGCACTTAATAAATTAATACAAGGATCAGCAGCTGACATGACAAAAAAAGCTATGGTTGATTTGTATAAAGAAGGTATCATACCGCATATACAAGTACATGATGAACTTGATATATCTGTCAGTGATAATGCGGATAAGATAAAAAAAATAATGGAGAACGCAGTAGAATTAGAAG